CAGGGCTGCGTCAACGTCTTCTGACGAATTAGCCATTTTTACCTCATTCTAGATAGAGAGTTGATACCTAAACCGTAAGCTTTACGGGCTAGATTATCAGCGTTAACTTGCAGTAATTGTAAATACAATTGCTGATATGGTGCCTTCTCTGGATTCTACAGAAGTAAATCCTGGTTTGCAAACCAGGTCTAATCCCCTTGGGGCCACATATCCTCGTGCAATTGCAATAGCTTTTACAGCCTGATTGACTGCTGAGGCTCCGACTGCACGAATCTTAATTACAGGGTTTTCATATAGCGCATGGGCTATAGCAGATCCTACGGCCTGTGGATTAGATCCACCGCTGACCCGTAAGAACTTGTCGTCTTCTGGTGTTTCGCTCACGATTATTATTCCTTAGTTTTCCGATTATTTGAGCGCCCTCTATGAAAACTCTATCACTATTTAGTTGTTAACTTGTCGTAAACTTCTTTTTCGTACTCGAAATCATGCTTATTACGTATGATCCGGGCTAGTCCGTAAGAATCTGCAGCATTATCGTCATTAAACTCTACGTCCCACTTTTTATATATAGATAATAAGATTTGATTTTTATCTACTTTGCCTTTTCCGGTAATGTATTTCTTCAAGCTGGTTGGCTGTATTATCAAGGGAAACCTGGCCCCATCATTGCCTGGGTACAAATCAAAGAGTAATAGCTTAATCATTCCCCCAAGTTCTCCAGACAAGGATGCTCCAAACGCCTTACCAAAGGCATAACCTTCCATGGCTACACCTACAACTGAATACTCCGATAAGAAATCTTCAACATAGTTTCGTATATTACATAGCCTCTCGATACCGGTGCCTTCTGCTTTATAGACCTCAGTATAGTAGTTGCCCTTTTTATCAATCGCTGTGATTCCAAACCCTGCATAGGACTGGTCCATACCAATATAGACGTCACCCTTAATAGTGGATTTGTCTCCGAATGATTTAGTGCTCATGCTGATACCTTTACTAAAGCAAGCACTAATGCTTTAAGTTCCCGTAGGTCTCCCTTGTTTTCTACCACGTAATCAAACACGTAGTTATCCAAGGCTACCTCAGAGGAGTGACTATTGACAGGGCCTGTGCCAGGACGAGTTACGCGCCACATTTGACCCCCAAGGTCACGAATAGCATCAGCTTCATTTTGAAACCGTACGTCAGTAATGATGTAGTGCTTTTGTGAATCTAACTTTCCTAAAGTCTTATTGACCCAGATCTGTGCACCAAAAATGTCACGTCCAGCTTCTGTACCCATACGCTGTAGTAAGCGGCGTACTTCTGGATACCGGCGCTTAGCCTCTTCCCAGCCAAAACCTGTTACTACATCATTAAGGAATACGCCGTAGCCTGCCATAGGATTTAAAGCCATCAATGCTTCACGAAGAGTATCTGCAAAAGCTGCACGTTCAAATCCTTCTTCTAAAAGGATCTTTGCTATCTCGTCTTTACCGCTTTGTGCGTATCCTGATAACCCAATAATCATGACAGATCCTTCTTGTTTCCCCATTGAGAAGAATTGTATTGCTTATAGTCTTTCTTACGAGGAACTGATTGGTTCTCTATAAGCTGGTCTTTAGTTGTAGCAAGTTGTTGCTGCAAGGATGCAATTTTATCTTCGTATTCTTTACGAGCATAGTTACCAAGAACATAGTTTTTCATTAGTAGCTTTACTATTGACTTGGCAGCATCTGTTAGATCAGATTTGCTAGAAGAGTCTTCATAGTTTTCTACCATATCTTGAAGAATATTTTCAATAGACATTGCTGCCTCATCTATATCTTCCATAGTTAATGGTGGAATGACTACTAACTCTGGCTCTTTATTTATTGTAACTTTAATAGGATTATAGGCACTGTTTGTTGATGTATTTGTTCCTAAAGGAGTACCTATAAATTTTGCTTTTATATTATTGCTATTCATTAAACTGTGTACCTCCGTGCTCGAGCCTTTACACCACTATCTGATGTACGGCGTGTTAATTCACGAGAAACTAATGCAGCATCCCGTTCTAGATTCTGTAATAAAGTTTCTACCAATTTTCGGTAGGCATGTTTTTCATCAAGTTCTTTACGTGCTTCCGTAACCCGTGGGTCGAGGAGAATATGTGCTTTAGCAATAGTAACGCGATCACCACTACCACCTTTCCAGTTATTAATCATGGCTGTTGCCTCTAGTACAGATACTAGACGATCACACTCACGTTCGTCAATTGCTGCTACAGCAACTTGTGGAGAGACGTAGTCTGTCCAACTAGTTAGAGTAACAAAAAGCTCCATAAGATCATCATCATCAAGTTCTGTGATGTCCCTAGGTAGGTCTGGTATTTCATATGTTGGCTTAGATGGAATCTTAAATCCCTTGGTGCTAAGCGAGTTTAATGCATGGGAACTGTTACTCATTATTACCATCCTCGTATAAATCGTCGTCGATTAGTTGAATAGTCTTACATGGATATGGAATTTGGCAAACTGCACAAGTAATTGGAACATGTGCACTGCGCTTTTCTGCATGGTGTAGTTCACGAATGTGCTTTACTGCAGCACGGTATGGGTGTTTCTTAATCATATGTTTCCTCCCGGAATGTAGCGCAACGCTTGCAACCGTTGACTGGGTCTATATTACATGCAGGTGGGCGCTTGTTGTCAACTGCCCACTTTACATCCAGAGCGTTCTCAAAAACATCGGCTACATATTCAGGGTCGTATTGGACCTCAAACTCCTTGTAGTCCTGATTAGCTTTGAGTTCGTATAGGAATACTATCGACTCTGGTGCGGACTCTGCAAGTCCTTCTTCTACCATTAAGTGGCACAGGTGTAGATATACCTGGCCTTGAAGCATATGTGACCTGAAAGGCTGTTTGATAGCCCTCCAAGCGGCTTCCAGGTCACCATCGGCACCAGCTAGTAGCCCTGGGGCTTCTATCCGAATTGTGCCTGCCCCCATTGATTTAATCTCAATGAGGAAATCATCTCCCAAGCCCTTTACCCAGCCATCGGAATGGCCACGGATCATATGCTTTTCAGACGATAAAGGTATTTCCTTGTAGATTAGGCCGCTTTCATTACAGAACTGGCAACCATCAGGAGAAGTACCATAGAAAGATTCATTGCAATATACGCATTCCCAAAGGCCGTACATATTACCCATCTTAGAGATCCATGATTGCCACTTGTGGTGTATAGCATGTCCCTCGTCAAAAATTGACTGTAGGCGTAGTGTTGGTTTCTCTTGGGTGGCAACGTAGTTACCTATCAGCTGGTGGTATGCATGTAGTGCACACCATTCAGATTTAATTAAGTCACTTGGGTGTAGATAAGATTGATCCCGAAACTCGGGTTCACGGGTGAGTATGTAACGCTCTAGTGGCCCCGTCAGACGTGTAACGCGTTTACTAGCATTTAGATATGCCTTTAGTTCTTTACTTGCAATAGTCTGCGGTTTAGGCGACATTTTTACTCCAACCATTCATCCAAAGTTTTACCAGCGGCTTTATATTTTCTAACCATAGCATTTCGTTCACGATGTGACAAACCGCCAAAGATACCATGCTGTTCGTCGTTGTTGATTGCTTCTTTTAAGCACTCTTTACGAACAGGGCAGACCGGTTCTCCATCGTAGCCAAGGCATATAGCTTTAGCTTTTTCTGCTATGGGTGTGTATAGCTCTTTATCCCTAGGAGGGAAAAAGATCTCGGTGTCTATTCCTCGACACTTAGCGTCGTATCGCCAGGCCCAAGGGACGTTGTCGTCGTACATTCGTGCTCATTTCTAAAGTCTCGGAGTTCGATAAAATCGTGTTCCTCCAAGAGCACGTAATTTTTGCCGTTTAAACTTATCCCCAATGCGGCAATGCGACTATCCAAAATAGCTTCCATAACTATCTTTTCTAATACATCTGATTTTAGAGTGAAGGACTTCTTACCTGTCCACTTATGTTCGATCAAGAAATCATTAGTCCTTACATCACCCTTACGAGACCAGAAGGCCCCGGAGCCAGCAGAACGCTGGCCTCCGAGGGCTTTCTCTAAACGCTTTTCGTGCTTTAGAGACTGCTTTTGACCTTCTGATTTCATTACTTAGGCATGTCCTTAAGCTGTAG